TGCCAGTAAATGAGTTGTTTGATACCTCGTATTTGATTGAACTTTTGAACATGCCCGCCCCTACTTTTACTTATGTGGGTGAGTGTGACACGAAAGTGTTTGTCCCTGGCAACACGGACATCCGACCATCAGTCATTCATGGACAGGTTTCAGCACCCATCACGCGACCAGCTGTACTCTTCAGTCCCTCTACAAATCTCCTTCATAAAAATCTGCAGAAGTGTGCGATGGAAACACCATACATTCCTAAAGAGGCTATTGATCGAGCAGTTGCCAGCTACAAACCACTGTTGTTCAATGGTACGAAGGCCCACCTCCAGAAAGTTTTGTCTTTCGAAGAGGCGGTAGCTGGAGTGAGTGATCAATCGGAGTTCTTGTCATCTATCAACCGGTCGTCTTCCCCTGGGTTTCCCTGGGTCCTTTACAGACCTGGTGGAACAAAGGGTAAGACGGCGTGGCTGGGAGATGGTGATTACGTGTTTGACGAAGTTGTGCGTAACTCTGTTACAGCACGTATTGATGCTGCCCGTAGAGGTGCTCGTACGCCTTGCATTTGGACTGATACTTTGAAGGACGAACGCCGAGCCTTAAAGAAAGTTGAAGCACAGGAGACTCGTGCTTTTGGCAACGGACCAATGGATTTCACCATCGCATTCCGAATGTATTTCCTTGGATTCCTAGCTCACATCATGGAAAACCGAATTAACAACGAACAATCATTGGGAACTAATGTGTACTCGGGCGATTGGAAGGCTACTCGTGACTATCTTCAGCGTAAAGGCAAGAAGGTAATTGCTGGTGACTTTTCTAAGTTCGATGGCACGTTGAATTCCTGTATTATGTGGGAATTTGTTAATGTGATTAACGAATGGTATGATGATGGACCAGAGAATGCTCTCATTAGGCAGACTCTGTTCATGGAAGTTATTAATTCCGTCCATCTTTGTGATGGCGTGTTTTATATGATGAATCACTCTCAACCATCCGGTAATCCCATCACAACGGCTCTAAACTCATTTTACAACTCGGTCTCGATGCGAATCGTTTTCGATATTTGTAAGAGAAAGGCAGGAGCTAGTTGTAATGTTGATTTCCAAACTTTTGTGACAATGGTCTCTTATGGAGATGACAATGTCGTGAATTTTACAGATTCAGTTGCACCCTGGTTCAACCAGAATACTATCACCGACGCCTATAAGGACATTGGCATGATCTACACAGATGAACTCAAGTCTGGAGACGAAATGGCTGATCATCGTTTAATTGGGGATGTTGCTTACCTTAAGCGACATTTCCGAGAAGAGGATGGTCGAGTGTTTGCTCCTCTCGACTTGGCAGTTGTACTCGAAACCTGTAATTGGGTCCGTGATGGGCCTGATTCTGTTGGAGATTGCAAGGCTAACTGTGAGACAGCCATCTCTGAGTTGGCACAACACCCAAAGAGTGTATTTTCTAAGTATACGCCCTTAATTGAGAAAGCATTTCTCAAATCCACCGAAGAAACTCTGAGTTGTAAGACTTATGAGGAGTATGAAGAGTACGCTCTTGAGCAGTACTATACTTAGAATAATGGCCGGCTCTACTATGTCGACTTGTCTGACACTCACATTTTTAAATGTGTGCGTGTCTTACAGGCCGTCGTATAGCCCGGTAACAGAGTTAAACATCCACTGGGAAGTGTTTTGTTTATTTCCTCTCATCACTAATATCGATGTCTTCGCCTAAATCGCGGATTAGTTGATCACTAAGTTTCTGAGACGACGAAATCCTATGAATTCCTCGTCAACATATCTATAATTATGATTTAGTAACATATTACCTGTTATGATTAAAACCCACACCATAAGAGAACCGATCTTGGAAGGGTCAAAGCTATCTGACCAGATGAAAATCTGGAGGTTAGCAGAGCCCCTGAGCAGTCAGACCTTAGCGTCCTACGACAAGACAACTTACGGAGGTGTGGATACTTTAATAGTAAACAGCTCTTTGTGCGAAATTTTATTTTATTTTTATGCAGGTGTGATCAATGAACCATTTTACAGATTTAGATTCGAAGTTTTATCCCGTTATTTTGTATACGTAAT